TGAGGATGGAGCACCAGTTGATCCTGATGACGCTCTTTTCTTGATTCTGATTGTGTTAGCCATGATTAAAAAGAGCCTCCAAAGACCAAGGTGCTAGTTGTCCAAGTCGAATCAGCCTTGTATTGACCAGACGACGAGTCGTAATAAATAACGCTTTTATCTACTTTAGCTGAATCACTAACATTTATGCCACCACTAGGACCAGTCGGACCTGTTGCGCCTTGCGGTCCTTGTGTTGCGACTGTAACTGTTGTGGCATCACCTTCTTGAACGGTGATTGTATTTTTATTAGTGGTGACGTTAACTGAAGTCATGCTGTGTAACCTTCATCCATATAAATTGTACCCTCAACCCAATATTCTTTATCACCTGATCCATTCGTTAATAAAATATCGTACTTGTATTCATTAGCACTAAGACCACTTGTCTGGGTATCAGTTACTTTCCAAGTGAACAACCCACCTGTTGCATTAGTGACAGTAACCGTTGCGTCTGCTGCTTTACTGGTACGACTAGAATCCCACACCTGCGAAGCTAACGTGTATCCAGTCAGGTTAACAGCAGCATTATTTGAATCTTTCAGTTCAAAATTAACAGCATGATCCGATCGCCTCTGGATCTTCATATCATACGTTCCAGGTGCAATAGCCATTGTTAACTATATGGACTTGATCCTAAGATAGCAGTATTCCATTGGCTTTTTAATTCATTAGTTGTAGTAGCTGAATTAATAGCACTAGCAGCAGGGGCATCCCTTAATGCTTGTTTTTTAGCAACAATGTCTGTTGTATCAGCACTTGTTTCTTGTGCTTTTTGAAATTCAATATCAAGATCAGCAAGTTTTGATGTTCTTGCACCACGGATATTTTCTTTGTGAATTTCTTTGGCTTTCGCCATATCAATACCAAATCCCATAGTTAATTAAGGGGTATAAGTCCAAGCATCTCTAAAATCAAGATCTGTTGGAAGTTCTGATTCATCTATGATATAGGACGTTTCCCCATCAGGAACGTCTTTCGCTTGTATTTCTTCAACTGTTAATGAACAATCTGCCATAGGCCAGATAATACTTAAACCTTCTGAAGTGGTGTAAACAATTCGTTTGGTGATGTCACTCATAATACTTAGATGTTAATGCAAATTAAACAAAGAAAAGGCCACAGACAATTGCTGGGTTTGCTCTTCGGGTACTGTTGTCAACATTAAAAAAATTAACTCTTACACCAGTAGAAGCAATTGCAGAAATAAAGGCTGGACAATGTTCATGTCCAGAAACAAGAGCTAGATCCCCTGTAAATACAGCAGAAACATTATCCGTGCTTACGTGACCAATATTTTTTGCAACATTCGTAAAATTAACCGTATAATCACCCGTTCCATGCACTGTGATACTGCTTACGTTGAAACTACTTACATTTGAAGCACTTCCACTACTTTGGGTTGCTCCATTAAAACGAACCCAAGCATGAGCAGTTGCAGGAGAGTACCCAAGAAAATCAATTTTTCCATTTGCATCAGCCGATTCTAGGTAAAACGTTCCAGTGCCTTGATTAGTAATCCTTGCATCACCATTATCTGTCGCTGCCTTGAGAATCCTAAAGTTATAATCCCACGGTTGGCTTGTCTCTGGGTCGTTTCCATTCGCAGTAATAAAATCAATATAAGAGATTGCATTGGCTACACTTGCACTGCCTATTCTTAATTCATT